TTGATGCCATGGCGGCGCTTGGCGTCCGGCATAGCTTCACGCATCATAACCGATGTAACCGTGTTGGCTTCCGTAAATGGGATGTTGTAGAACTTAGAGATGTCTTTGATTAGAGAGCGAAGCTGTAGCGTGTTCCAGTTAGAAATCGGTGCAACGCAATCCTCTCCCCACATTTCAACCAGCTTTTCTTTGAGAGCCATGCTGTCAGATACATCATAATCAATATCTGGATAGTCTGTGGCATCTGCTCGAAGGAAACGTGAGAACAGTAGACCATACTTGATAGGGTCAACTTGTGTAATCCCCAATACATACGCTACCAGTGAGCCAGCGGCTGAACCTCGACCTGGACCAGTCAACATCATGTCGGTGGCCGTGTCAACGATAGCTTTCATCGTCAAGAAATACTTGGAGAAACCTCGGTCATCGATAACATCGAGTTCGCTTTTAAGGCGGTCCACGTACTCCTGGTTCGTGTGTAGCCCTCTACCCCTCAAACCCTCTAGAGAATAGTTTACGAGCGCTTGTGTGGCCGTATAGCCGGCAGGAACAACGAAGCTGGGCAAGCGGACAGTATTATCTGGAAGAAAATCCTCAATACGGTCGAATGCGATTCGATATGTCTCCTCGATAGAATCTCGAACCACCGCGTCATCATACTCAATGTTAGCTTCTGAAGAGTACTTTTTGTAACTCTCCCAGATCTGGTCACCGTTCTTGGGATAAAGCTCGTAGCCCACCTCTTGTACATCAATCGGAAGATCTGATGACATGTATTCGGGGAGACCACCCTTTCCTAACCATCCAAGGCGCGTATATAGTTCGCGATCACGCCACGCTGTCGGCGTTGGATAGTGAGAGTCGGCAGTTGTAATCAACCGCAAGTCAAACTCTTTAGCCACTTGGATGATGTGTTGATTCAGGGCGTGCTGCTCGGGCACATTATTCCACTGAATCTCAGCGTACCAGCGGTCTCCGAAGATATCGACCATCTGGCGGGTGGTCTCCCGCATTGCATCAAGAACCGCGTCGTCTCCATCCTCGCGGTTTTCCCAATAGTTCCCAGCGTATACGCCCCCAAGACAGGCGGATGCTGCGATGATCCCCTCATTGTACTTCTTAAGCAAAGCATAATCAATGCGAGGATAGCGGTAGAAATTCTCTGGCTGGTATGATTCTGACACCAGCTTAAATAAGTTGTTTAGTCCTGTTTGATTCTGGACCAATAGAACGATGTGTCTACGGCGGCGAAGAATGTCTTGCGTCTTCTTGGACGCACCCTCGTCTTCTACGGTGGCGCCTGACTGTTCATCTTTCTTAATAGAACGTGCGCGCTTCTTGTCTTCCATCGCGGTGGCATACTCTTCGCGCCACTCCTCTAGCGATGGTAGGAAATAAGCTTCACACCCAAAGATAGGTTTGAAGTCTCTGCCCTCCGACTTCATCTTCTTGGCGTGCAATACCTGATAGGCGAGACCGTTCATATTTCCATGGTCAGTGAGCGCCAGTGCTTCTCCGCCGTTTTCATAGCAAAAATCCATATGGTCCTGCGGATAGCCAATGGCGTCAAAAATAGAGCCTGCAACACTGTGCGCATGCAGGCCAACAAATTTAATATCAGACGTTTTTCTCGTCATTCATCCCTCCAGATGTTCTTAATATAGCACACTTGATTTGAAAACGCAAGTGCTATTTTTTATTTTCTTTTGTAGGCGCAAGATTATACATGCGCGGCTTGTATATATCGTAGTACGGCACCTCGACACGATTGTCTGATGCCATGTAGCTGCGGTATTGATCCCATGAGGTTATATCATAGAACCAATCAATTTCATGTGTCAGAGCTTTTGTCAGACTCAGCTTTTGAAACACGGTGGGTAGGTCGAAAAACCTTGCTGACCACCTCTCGTTGAGTGGTCTCTTCTCGGTCGGTAATTGACCGGGTGAAGGGGGTAAATATTCCCTGGTGGTTATTTTGTTGATATTCCGGCGACATTCTAAGTAATCTTCTCCTTTCATTGTAAAACTGATTGGAAGTCCATCCAGTACAGTTTTATTGTCGTATGTTAATGTAAAGTTCTTGTTTGCATCCTGTATCTGCGGTCTGAGTTCTCGCAGGATGCGATAGTCGTAAACGGACATGGGGAAAGCTATAAAGTATTTTTCAGGCAGTATCCATCGAGAGATTTTGTAAGATACAAACCAAGATGAATATATTCCGTGCAACACTGACCAGCCATACGAATTTCGTCTGTCTAAATCTTTGGGATGTACCGGAACGTAATAAATAGGCACTTCTTTGCGTACATTCGAATAAAACTTAGTAAATTCGCGTTTATAATAAACTGGGTCATGAACCCACTCTCCAACTGCCTGCTTTACAATAGGCGCCAAATCATTATTAGCGACGATCCAAATCGTTTTACAGCCCGCCATGGCGCAGGCCATCACTGCATTTTGAATGGCCGTAAATCGCGGCTCCAGAAGCGTTAAAACGTCCGGTGTGATAGATTCGTGATCGGTCACTAATTGGGCGACCGGAATGATTCCCGCTAAATGCATTATAAATACTTTAAGATTTGGGCGTAGTTTGCTGAAGCCGCTTCCAGAGACTGAAGCATATCCGTCTGAGACTTGTCGGTAAGCCTGAAGTGAGGCGATTCAAGTTTAATCTCTTGAGGCGCGTGGTCCACTCTTCGGCCGATACATGATGTTCTAAATTTATAATGTTTTGGTTTTCCGTTGGGTCCGTATCCATTAAACTTTCCTTTCATGCCTCGCTCTTCCATCTCATTGACAACTTTAAAGCGAGCCATGGTTTCAGAATAGTTGAAATCACTCAACTCTTGTTGTGTCAAGTACGAAACTGCACATGCATCTTTAACTAGGGTGTTCCCATCAATCCTGTCGGAAGAATAAAACCAGATCTCTTGAACAAAGTCGTCCTGAGTTTTCATGTAGTCTACTTGGTGTTTGCCGCCTCGATTAAACGCTATCCAATCATAGCATACATATTTGTCATAATCAAGATTTATTTTTAAAATCTGGTCACAACTATCGTCACCGAAGTAAACACACTCATCAAACTTTATATCGATCAACTTTGCATATTTGTCGGAAAAGGTTAACTGGCCCTCTCCATCATAGCGCACACTATGAGCGAGATTAGATAGTGGGTTCTGCCCTTGCAACCCTAGCAGAAACAACAGTCGCTCCCAAAGTAAATGCTTTGGGGTGCCAACTTTCTTGTCGCCATCGAAAGTAAAAAGACGTTGCGGCTCCACATCGAGCTTAATACAGGAAAGATCAACCGCAGGATCGAGATAATCAAACCTAAAAGGTTTCCGCGGTGACGTGTAAACCAGAGGCAACTTCTCCGTGAACGCATACAGCAATGCGTCCAACGAACCTCCAGCTACAACTCTTTCAAACTGAATGGCTATAGCAGACCTCGATGTTGTCTATATGCTTTTACCGTTATCGGCCAAAGATCCGTCGCAATCTCCAAGCACGCTTCCGCGGTTTGCTGTATTTCCCATTGGGCCCCCACATGCGTTCGTAGCTCAACGAATTTAAGTAAATTATTAAGATTGACTGTTCCATAATATTCCGTATACATATTTTGCGGAAGTACTCCGCGGGCCTGCTCGCGACAGACACCAGCATCAATTAGTGTGTTAAAGAACTTTAGACAATCTTTATTATGCTCTTTTAAAGCTTTAGAGGCAGAATCACACACTAAGTTGCGCCATATGGTAGGATTTATTAGATCTTCGGGATTAGATGCCTGTCGATTTGATTTGTGTTGCGTCCTAAAACTCTCCGGCTCATAGAAAGCAAGATTCACATCGGTGTAACGTCTAGAAATTTCATTATAAGACCAAGTTCTGTGGCGGTGGTGCTGACTGCGCACAAACAAAGGTACGCAAAAACGAAAAGTAACAACGTTATGCTCCAAAGTGGACGTGTGTCGGTGTCTGATGAGGTAATTGATGAGTTTTGTATCTTTTTCATCTAAGGTCTCCTTCTCTTTGCCAAAGGATACTCGCGCACTATTGCAGACAGTGAGGTCTGTTCCCATATGCGAGATGTATTCTACTTTACCCGTGTTGTCATTATATAGTTCAATAGACTTCGAGTAAGTCATTCTTTCTCCGTGTTGTATTGTTTCCAGTCGAGCCAAAATCCCGCTATCACCATGAAGTGCATAAGCAAGGAGGCTGTAATCTCTAATATATCATGATAGTCATTCAGATGCAAGTGAATATGACCAATAATCCAGAATGGTATCGCAAACTGTTGACTATACCAGATTAAAAAGAACTTAAAAAACTTCTTTGTGTTATTCTTCTTCGTTCTCAAGTTCTGCAAGCAACGTTTTAAGGTCGAGCCCAGCACAGTCAATCTTCCTTTTACTGATGTGGTAGTGACTTACAAAGCCATTGAAGTTTCCATATAGCGCATCTTGGCAATATTTTGTTGAGGTCTTGCCGGTCTGACTGAGAGGTGTTTTATATTCTACACCTGCGGCATCATGAATAGCCTTCCATAAAGCTTTGGCAGCTTCGATCTGGGCTGGGTAAAAACCCATGAAGGGATCGAGCTTTTCAGTATGCACCCAAGCATCATCGATAATCGGACGTTCTCCAAAGCCATTCTTCACATACCAATCTTGATATTTTGGATAGTATGCGTTTGAGATCTCCACTCCTACTGATGCTCGATTACCTCGCGCGTGGCCCGCATGCCAAGCACCGTGTTGCATGTCAAGAGTCTGATAGATTGTTCCATCGTTATCGATTAGGAAATGAACGGATATGCCGCGGCGGTTTAAAACCTGCGCACAAGATGTCGAGTTCAAACAAACATCCCAGTGGTTAACGAAAAGACGAATCTTTCTTTTTGGGCGTCCAGTGTAATCATAGTACGTTCCTGGGTTCGCCTTAAGTCCATCTTTCTCCGACCAAAGTACTACCTTATCCCACTTGATGGGGTGGAAGTTTCCCTGGTATACAATAAAGTTGGAGTAGTTGAGCGGGCACGGTTCATGATAGTGAATCTCTGCTTGGCGTTCTGTCCAAACGCGGCGGAAAGTCATAGGACCGCAGAGGCCGTCTGCGGATAAGCCTCTATCTCTTTGCCATTTCTTGATCGCTCTTACAAGGTTTTCGTCGAAATACTTCTCACCAAACCAGGATGGCTCCCACCCTAATTTCGAAGCAGATGCTTGATTGTAAAAGCTCTTATCGACACCCATAAAAAACGATCCTTTTTCATTACCCTTCCGACAAAATCCCTAAAATATAGTTATCTTGAACTACAGTAAATAGTTGGTTGTTCACATTAATTTCTTCAACCATGGATTTATCCACAATTACCGTGGCGCCTGCCTGAAGGAGAAATCTCGTATCGTCGGCAGACGAAAGCACCTTGGCTGTGCAAAACTTCTCTTGGGTAGGTTTAAAGTCATCGGGCAATACAATGCCGCTTTCTGTTGTATTTTCTTCTAATGTGGCTACAGAAACCCACACGTATCTATTGACTGGCTTAAGCACCATTCACCTCTTTAGTTAAATTCTATTTCGCACGATTCGCCATCACAGAACTTCGTGCCTGACCCGCCTTCCTCTTCTACCTCGAATCGTTGAATTGGGGTCACATTCTTAATTAGTTCTTTGTATCGCTCTTCGCTAATTGGTTCATAAGGTGGCTGCACATATCCTGTGGTCTTATACCTCAAAAATGAAACAGCTTTCAATCGGCTCTCGTACATTTCCAGAGCGCTCTTGAGTTGCGTAGCCTCTTCATCTTTGAACGTAACAGTGATGGACACCGAGTTATCTGCCCAGTAATATTGATATTGCGCAGCGATCTCTAGCTGCTCCCAAATACTAACTTCACTTTTACCTTTTTCAAAATAAGGCTCATGAATTGGGAATTCGACACAAACCGTGTTGGGAGAATACTCATCATCCTCCACATGATAGCCGGCGTCTTTGAGTGGAGAGACCAGAGCAGAATCTTTTGAGAATCGGATCCGACGAATATAATATTCATCTTCTGGAAAATGAATCCCTGGCGTTGAGCCATTAAGCAACGAGACAGTTCCCGATGGCTTAATAGAAGTCATGCGCACAGATTTAGGAATACATAACCAATTGGAGTATTCTTCGTCAAGCTCCTGTACATGCTGATAAGCATTGTCACACCAATTATACATTTCGCGGCGACCATGCTTGTTAAATGCCTGGACCACTCCCGACTGAGAAAGGCCGATACGGCGGTTCTTCAACATCTTAGCGTTAGTCTCTGGCCAGTGAGTATTGGACAACGTGATTGTCTTGCCGTAAAGATAAGCAATCTTTAGTGTCTTTAGATAGTCTTCATAGTCCTCATGCTTGGCTGGGAATGTTTCAACCAAACAGCAAAGCTCTGCATCTTCAAGCTGCTGCTCTACGCATGGATTGAAACCTGCGACGTTTACGTCATCCAGGCGAGTACCATCTTTAAAGCGGCCCTTGGTGCGAGCATTGTTAAGCCAAATGTATCCAGGCTCACCGTTTTTTTGAGACTGTTCTGCATGCCAGGTATAATCCATTCCAACCACAGCATTGAATGAGTTGTTGGAACCCCAACGATGGTGCATAAGCTTTTCAGCGTCATTCTTCATCTGTAGGTAATCAAAGTCATCGTGCGTGCCCATTGCTAGGGCTGCGGAACGGCGAACGTTGCCGGCTACCACGCATCGGCCGATGAGGTTTTCAGTATCTACAATATCAATCGAACTGATTGGTTCTCCAACCTTGGCTGAATATAGACTGGTAAGATTCTCGTGTAACTCCTTAAGTGGGCCATGGCCGCTCGATGTACCCCCAAAGCCATGGATTGGGGCGCCGAGAGGTCGAATATCGGAATAATCAAACTTGGGAACCTTAGCACCAAAGAAGAAACCATCCAATAGCATATGAACAGAGTTTACCCATCCCTCGCGGGAATCATCAATCGTCAGTGTGTCATTGGTATATTCGGGTTCTTGGATTGTAATCGTTCCAGCGCCTTCGGTATCAAATCCTACCCCGATTCCCAGCATGAGAGCGTCCATCATCCATGCAAATAGATAACCACCCTTCTTGGAAACATCGCGCGTAGAACGAAATGCACAGTTAAAGAGACCAGCAGCGGTGCGTTCCTCAACAAACTTGGTGCCCATCATCCAGAGGCCGCGGCCTGGTGGAGTCCACTTTAGATTAAAGAGCCGATCAAAAGCGTCTTTCGCCGTGGCCTGTGCTTTCGCATCAACCCACTCTAGACCCAACATAAAAACGTGTTGCTTCTGCATGTTAAACATACCTTCGATAACACGCTTACATGTCTGCCACCATTCTTCGGTGCCATTAGCGTTGGGGTCGAACTCGCTTAAGCGGCGAGCATAAGTTCTTTTAAAGGTGACGTAGCCCAAAGGACCCCATGGGACCTCGGCTGTCTTATATGGTTCGATAAAGGTATCTGATAATCTAAAGCGACGGATGTTTTCAAGTGTTCTCATGTTAGCGTTTTCCTCTTAGTTTGCTGTATTTGTCTTTGAGCAACTGCTGTTGAAGCCGAGGGCCCAGCGGCGCGGGAGCAGTTGTCACCGTACTACCATTTACTGTATTTGAGGATTGTGGGGGCAATATCTTGATTGATACATTGGACGTATCCATGAAAATATTATACACCATTCCATCGGGCCCGTTTCTATTTTTCGCGATGAACATTTTTCCAAGATTGTTTTGCTTGTCTTCAATTGTGCGAGAGATAGAAAAAATAAAATCTGCCACGAAACATTTGTTAAATGCCTCGGATATTTGTTCCATTGTGATTACTTCTGCATTCAACCCCGATCTGTTAGTTTGGGAGGCGGTCCACACGGGACACTGAAACTCAGTTGAAATTGCTCTCAACTCTTCATAAATAGATTCGAGTTCACTTCTTTTCTCTTTTCTAATAACTGTTGGCTTTAATAAATCTGCATAGTCTACAATGATCATTCCCGGCTTTATACCTCGCTTTAGAAGTTTTGCCAGGTGAGACTTGATTGTGTTCGTTGATGCTGATTTAGTCGGATATTCCTTGACAATCAGCGTTCCATCTAGATCTTTAATTTCTTCATAAACTTCTTCCTTAAAGTTTATAATATCAGAAAGCGGGTATCCAGTAATACAGCTATCATAACGGGTCGCAATAATCGTATCCTGTAACTCCATGGTGTAATGAACGACGGTTTTGCCCTCGCGGATTGCTTGAGCCCCCAAATGAACCAGTACCATACTTTTTCCAGCACCAGTTGGGGCCACAACAACCCCAAGTTCACTTTTACCTAATCCCCCTCCACAGATTTTGTCAATCTCTGACCATCCAGTTGTCACCGGAATTCGGTGACGTGGAACAAATCGAGCCTCGAAATCAGCCATGTAATCGTATCCAAAGTTATTTTCCGAGCCCAACTTAAGAGCATCATTAATAACAGTGGAAATCTCATCGAACGAACAGTTCTGAAGTAATCCGACTGACTTCAACATCGCTTCTTTCAAATTCTGCTTGCGGCAGAAATCAAGAGAAGTCTCCTTGATATATTCTACATCCTGCATTTCACGACCGTGAATGCGTAGAAAATACTCTCGAACTTGACGCTGGATTACTTCGTCTTCTTGATCAAGTTCAGTTTTTAAAATAGACGCAATCGCATCTACAGAGGGGTGACGGCCGTAACGGTCTCGGTAGTTGGTTATTTTCTGAAGAAAAACACGCAGATAATCAAGCTCTAGAAACTGATGGTCTAAGACTTCTGTGATTTGATCTGCGAAAGGTCTATCTTCATAGATAAGCTGTACAAGTCCTTCTTGGAAGGTTTTTCCGTACCTCCCAAAACTTGCTTCTGTTACCTTCATTCACACCCTCGCTTTATATTAATAATTATACTGAATCTATCTCAAATGTCAAGCCAAAACTTTGAAGTTTTTGGTGTTGACAATCTTAGTTTTCATTTACAATTCGGTTTAAGTTTGCCCGGAGATCTTCCCAATTTAGTTCTCCAAAACCATCATCTCGCATCATCCCAATAATCTCAGTTCGATTAAAATCAAACTCAAATTGCTCTACAGATTCTTTTACAAACTGCTTTGATTTGATCGACATCTGTGGCGCATACAACTGCATCATTGTATAATTGTGCTGGATGACATCTCGGCTCTCTGCCACGTTAACATAAAACTTCAGATTACTTTCTTCTGCTTTGTTCTCGCAATGCTTGATTACGTCGTCAATCGTATAAGTGGTCGATTCTCCTAGGAATCCTAGGCGCTTGGCGACAGTAGCGAAGCCGGCGCCTTTAATCCCTGGAAGGTTATCAGACGCATCACCAATAATAGAACGAGCTAGAGCCATGTTAGTGGGATGAACACCAAGCTGTTCTACGATTCGACTAGCATTAAGAACTTCATCCTTGGTAGGTCTCCATAGAACAGTCTTATCGTCGCAGATCTGCATAAAATCTTTATCATTAGAGACAACAATCTTTTGCCAATCTGCATACTGCGGCATACTTGTCGCATAAGATATAACATCGTCGGCTTCAATCTCTGGTATCATAAATTGAATCACCGGCATGTTGTTAAGATATTCTACAATACGAGTCTGCTGCCAGATCTTGTTCTGTAGCTCTTCATCATCTGTCAAGTTGTGAAAAGCTCGATTAAGTCTGATGGGTTTCCGGCCGGCTTTGTAGTTCTTATCCATGCTCTTGCGCTTCTTGGAACCGTTAGGTCCATCCCACACGATCATAACTTGTGTAGGGCGAGTCTGGCGCACGAGTTTTTGAAGAATTTTCATAAATCCCTTGATGCCTCCAATGGGTTGTCCGTTAGATGACAATGAGGGGTCTACAATATAGGCTCGTAAATATGCGTTGAGAGCATCTACAATCAATAGTCTTTTTTGTGATTTGTTTTCGAAAGTCATGCTGCATTCCTTTTGTCTTTATTATTCATTATATCACGATATCGCAAAAGCGCAAGTTCTTTATGCTTTGCTTCGATCATCACATCAAAGCTGTTGCCGTAGTCGTCAAACTCATTGATGATATAATCAGAATGAGCTTGAGGTTTGATTTTGGGATTTTTGTACTCTACAGAACGAGACTCGGCATAGTGAACCACAGGTTTGATATCTCCCCATGTAGAGAGCGCAAGCTCAAGAGCTTCTTGCTCTGTTTGATCTCCGGGATGAAGCATGTGATGATGATAGTCAAACACAATTGGGATCCCAATGCGCTTGTAAACACCCTCGTATAGTTCCTGTGTGGAGTATAGAGATGCTTTGTCGTCGTTTTCAACCGTAAGTCGTGAACGGACAGATTCTGGCAGACGTTCGAAGTTGCGACAGAAGTTGTCAAGAGCAAAGGGTTTGTCGCCGTAGGCTGCACCAACATGAATATTAAGCTTGGCGTAAGGGGTGCGAGGCAAACCAATCATGTCAAATAGATCACCGTGAACCTTGAGATCCTTGTATGTAAGCTGGAATACTCTTTCTTTTGGTGATGCCAACTTGTTGAAAGGACCTGGATGTGAGGTTAGTCGCATGTTGTGCTGGCGAGCAAAGTTGCCCGCGGACTGGCATGCCTCCAGAATTTGCTCGTAATCTGGCAAGTCCTCCATCGCATATTCACTGGCCCATGGAACAATATCGGAAGATAGACGATAGAAATAAATATCGTTATCCAGATTCCACTGGAGAATCTTGTATAGATCTTGCGCATTTTGTAGAGCCAGTTCGGATGCGTATCCGATACCTTTCTCCTTGAACGTGCGCTTAATCATTGTTCTGTTGGTTGTGATCCGCTTCGACTTAGGGCGATTAGAAAACCCCATGTTGATGCATGCATATCCGTAATTTCTCATAGTTTATAGCTCCCTGCAATTTTATCGTTGATAGTGAATATAACACGTTTTACCCCCACGTGTCTAAGGGCTGACTCACACATTGGACAAGGTTTTGACATTTTGAATTCTCCGCGTTTTCCAATGCGAGCAACATAAACATCAGCACCTTCAGTCTTTCGGCGATCTACTCCCAAGATACACCCAAGTTCTGCATGAACTGTGGAGTGTCCCGGTTGAATATCGCACTTACGAAAACGTCTACCGAATGAACAAAAGTTATTCTTGTTTTCTGAAACATGTACCACTCGGGATCCTCTTGCGAGGACTGCTCCATGGCGTGGGCCATTGAACGTAGAGTGGTGAGCTACCCTGCGCGCTAGCTCCATATGTTTTTTGATACGGCCCGTATACTTGTGATACTTTTCTGCACCACTAGAATGTTGATATTCTATGCCAAGCATAAAAAAGTGCCTCCCAGATTTATAGTATACTAAATGTGGGAGGCATTGTCAAGTACTTTTTTTAACGTCTGTGGTGTCGACGATGAGGATGTCGATGACCCCTGGGCCTGCGAGGTTCCGAAGGCTTGCGGGCGCCATGATGAAACCGCACATAATGACGAGGATAACGGTTGAGCATTCGCGGATGTACATCCAAGATTGTCCAATGTCCCTCCACCCATCTTCCTCTGCGCCACTTGCCGTTTACCCATACCCAGGCTTTTACAGTAGCTGGCGCATGTCGATGAGACGAATAGTTGTGAGAATGTGTGTGAGCAGGGCGCTCCTGCACATGAGCATGCGCAAGGCATCCACTCATTAGCATTCCCAGGATTGCAGTTGTTAATAGTTTCATTTTATTTCCTTAATCTTTAATTGGAACTGTGAGGTCTTCGGGATCAGCATAGAAAATGTCTGCTGTTCCTTCTCGGCGATCAAACTTCTGTACGATCTCCTCATCCATTAGACGTATGACTCTTTGTTTAAATTCATCATCAGATGTAATTAAATCGTTCCATTTAGAAGGTTGAAACTTTTTAGTGTAACCGTCCGGTGTGGAAAGCGTGTACCAAGCTCCAGCGCTTGTCAGAGAGGTCGATCCTTTGATAGCATCAAACCATGATTCTTCGTCTCGAATTCCAATCTGATCTGTACCCCACATAATGCGGAAGGCACATGAACGTCCTTGGGTTCCGAAACGAGACTTCTCCAACCTCACTTTAACTTCGGAGCCAATACGAAATCCTTTCTCATCCTCAATAAAGGCCGCCTTCGCTTTTCGTCCAGTCAGCCAAATACGCAAAGAATATGCATAATGCATAGCTTTACCACCAGGCGTGATGTACGGTGTGGTCATGGCCACAATACGTGCATTCGGACCTTGGGGAATGTTAGTCTTCAACTGATTAAGGACCAGAAAGGTTGCTCTCTTATCTGCGATAGGAATAACCAGTTTGGACATACCTTTGGCTAAAATACGAGCCTTCATAGCCATCGATGACTGTGGGTTGAAGTCGCCTTCAACATCAGATACAGATGGCGTGAACGCTAGCGAGTCCCAGATGAAAAGCATCTGCTCATCGGTTGCACCAAGGATTTCCTCGATAGTCTCTAAGACAAACTCTACCGATGCCGCTTGAACATACATAAGATGCTCAAGATCACAACCGGCGCGCTCCAAAAACGATGGATCAATAGCCGACTCTGAATCAAAGTAAACTACCATCATACCCATTTTTTGAGCATTTGCTGCTACCTGTACTGCCATGTACGACTTACCAGTAGCTTCTAGGCCAGCGATTTCAGTAACCTTTCCAACAGGAATACCTGACACCTGACCTTTACTAATAATACTGTCAAGCCAGCGAGAGCCCGTAGGGATCCACTCCTTAACTTCCGTGGGATTATCGCCGGTCAAATCATGAGCGACCGTAACCCCTGCTTTTTTATTAACAAGACTCATCAAATCTTGCATAGAAACCTTTCCAGGTTTAGTTTTGGCTTTTCTTGCCATTGTGCCTCCTATGTAAAAATGTGGCAGACTATTTTAACCCGGTCTGCCATCGGCTTTGTGTATCAATCAATGAGATTATTAATCAACTGAAGCTTCAGTTGCTTCTGCTTGTATTTTGCAGTTACTCCATTGATAAGTTGAGCACGACGATAATCAGAGATTAAACCACGAGCAATGCTTTCGGCATGCCTGTGGTGGACTCTCCCGCCACGGGACTTGTAGTCTGAAGCAACACTGTGTTGCGAATACATGCTTAAAAGATTCGCAAACCAGTTCTCAAAGTCTTTTGAGATTTTAGACTTTTGTTGGTCGCCCAAAATTGGATAAAGACTATACAACAGTGCAACTGCTTCCATCAATTCTCCTTGAAGTTTCGTGTCGTTAGGCCACGTCTTTTTCAGAATATCAATGGACATTTTTGCTTCATTGTTGCCGCGTTTTAATGCGCGTCGAAACGCACCAACGCTTACATGGGGGCCATTGACAAAACCCACAATACCACCTTTATCTGATGAACCGTAAACACTGACACCGCAGCGAATTAGCTCCAGATTTAACTGGGTAGCCACCTCAATCTTGGCCTTAACTTGATGAACAAACACCTCTTCTTTAGTGGCATTTTTGCGCTTCTCCCAGTTGACTTCATAGAAAAGTCTATGATAATCTTTCATGTTTTCAACTTCAATCAGATATGCTGGAATAGTTTCCGCATCTGGAAAAGTTAAGCGGTACATGTGGCGTCGATGATCACCGTCTAAAAGCAGTTTTTCTTTGTTTGGAAAAACCGCGACAATAATCGGACTATACAGAGTCCACTTCCAGCCATCTTTGAGATTTTTTTTAACTCGGCGGCTGTCAGTGTCACGATTGATATCGCCCTGAATGTTCACTGAAACATCGGCATGTGTTCCTGGTCGACCATGCACGACGATATCATCTGTTTGTGGTAATTTGGCATTACCCGTTATTGTAGTTGACATAATTTCTCCTTTTTATTATATCAGATGTAGTTTTGCAGCCATCGGACTTATGCGAGGTACTACTAACCTAAAATTTAAAATGTGGCAGACTATTTTAACCCGGTCTGCCATCGGTGGTCCACGAGCCTAGTTACTCTAGTATTAGGACATCAGTTCCTCGAACGCCTTATCTACATCGTTCGTCGTCTGGGCGGAGTACTTCGTGGTCTCTTTCGAACGACTCTCAGCAGAACCATCGCCAGAGAGTTGTTCGTCCAGAATAGCACCGACTTGATCGCTTGTCAAGCGTTCGAATATAGTATCGAACTCAGGTACGCGGTCTAGGAGGGCAGGGATAGATTCCGCGTCGGCGAGCAGGGGGGATGTGTTGCGGCGCATCTTTAGGCTCGTTTGGGGGTATGCACCAGGCTTGTTGGGCTTGGTGTAAGTTAGAGTGATATCGGTGCCCTCATGAGCATCAGTAATATCACCGTATTCTGGGTCAAGGATATAGCCCAAAAGAAGTTCGTATGCCTTCTTTCCATATCCATAGACCTTGACACCTTCGTCTTCACGACCGCGAACGACCACGGGCGAGAAATAACGTTGGCGTACAAAAAGTGACTTAGCAAGCGTTTTGCTTTCCTCGTCGTTGTTGGAGGTGCCTTCGCGCCATAACGCAGAAGCAAACTCGCAGATTGGACATGCTTCGCCGAAGTTACGCTTCGGGCAAAGAACGCCGCCGCGATGCTCGCCCACATTATAGTGGAAGTGCATCTCCTTAAGGGGATCCCCGTCATTGGTTGGGATAATACGAATGTCCGTATCGCCCTCATCTGGCTTAAACCAGACAGATGGAGTGTTATCTCCGTTTCCTTCTCCTCGAAGGGATGCAAGTTTTCGTCGCATCAGTTCCATATCAATTGCCATGTTTTTTTGTCTCCTTGTTGACTATAGTATACCAAGCGTTCCTTGATATCTTATTGTGGCACACTCGACGTAGCTTGTCAAGCGTAATTTTGTACTACGTTAGTAAGGGCAACGCAGAACCCAAAATCAGTAAAATCAGTTTCGTAAATCGCATAAGAAATTTTTCGAAAAGCATTTGTTGGCTTTGCCTTAAGCAAATCAACCAAACGTTTATGAAGCTCCCCATCTGTCTCCAATTTTTCCCTGTTTATACACATATAATAACATATGTCTCGATCCATGTCAAGAGGAAAAAGCCATTTTTCTTCAAGATTTTTCATATTGAGCAAACCGATGGTTCTAATACGACAAATATCCAATGGTTTGGAGACCATCCCGATTTCTGGCTCATTGTGCTGAAAGAAATTAAGATAATGTACCGTCTGAAAAATAGATTCATTGAGGGTATCGTAATATTTCTTAATCGGCACACTTCCAATGTGCATTTCAAGCAGTTCGTTGTTCATGATAGTTAAAGACTTAAGGAGGCCTGAACGAGCATACTCCTGAAGAACACTAAACACTACTTTGTCGAGTAATTTTGGAACACCTGTCAAGAGAGTAGAATCAGGCTTAATGTAAAAGACCTCGATTTCTTTATCTTTTAATTGCTCTAAAACACCGAGCGTATAATTAGAACTCATTGAAGAGCCCACCACAAAGAACTGAACCCTATCATTGACGGATTTAAAAAAAGTTTTTAGCTGTGGTATGTTTGCTTCATATTCTTCTGAAGTGTCGTATGTTTTTAGCTTACGTTTATATTTGCTATGGGATTCTACCGCACTATTCAATTGAAAAACCTTATAGTTTTTAACAGGTTTGAACTTTTCTACAATTTTAGATGCGCCGTTTCCAAGACCAATAACCGAGATCATATCCCCAACTCTTTCAATTCAAAATAGTTTTTGCCTGCCTTGATTGTGCTAAGATAGTCATCATCGCCCTCAAACGTTTTTTGAATATCTTTAATCAATGGCCGATCATCATTATGAAAGTCTATCACAATTTCATCATGAAGTAAATGGGAAATAAAAGATTTTCTTCCCTCCAGCATCTTATCGATAGCTACAGCCTTCTCAAATACGCGGTCGGCGGTGGTACTTTGAATCAAATAGTTGAGGGCGCGCCGGTCATCGATTTCCATCTTGCGATTATAAGGCGTTCTCACATACTCTCCGTCGTACCATTCTCTCAACAAAGTGCTCTTGTTATAAACTTCGCTCAATGGTTCTTTCTCATCAGAATTATACAACCATGCAAAGAATTCAATCTTAGCTTCATCTCTGGATAGTGAGTTCGCATACACGTTGCGCACGTTCCATTCGTGAATATCATGAAGTGGTTGCTTGTATCCACACAAATCAAGAAACGTGCGAATCTCAGCGCCATTATAATCTAAGGCCACAAAAAGCTCGTTATTTGGCTTCAGAAGCTTTCTAAAGTCCTTCTTAACAGTTAGTATGGGAAACGAGCCAGGACGCGTTGTGAGGCGTCCTGTGGCCGTTCCGAACAGGTTGTAGTCGATATAACTGTAGTTCTTTACAAGTTCTTGGGCTTTAGTGCGATCAAGACTTGATAGCATCAAGTGCCGACAGTCTTCAGTATTCAGATTGAGCTTATTATACCTTATTTTATATAGGAGCTTTTCAGTGTCGCACAGATGTTGATAGTTTGCAGGCTTTTTGTAGTTATCAAAAACGTGTTCTGTGATGCGGTTTTTTACCTCGCAGTATCGTTTTAAAAAATCATGTGGAACCAAATCAAAAATACAATGATCGTTTAAGTTGACCTTCGCAATTTTGAACGTCTTGATATAGGCGCGCAGTTTTTGTTCGGTGCTCTGCAACTCCTCAACATATCCATTAGGACAACATTCTGCTAATGTGCCCCCGTCAGTGTATAGCCATGCATACTCCACTTCGTCGTCCAAAATGGAGCCGGTGTATCGCCAGGTTCTCTTTAAGTCTTCAGGGAAGTTGTCAAAATATAACTTACCGTCAACGTACATACCTATACATTCAGATTTATCGTCAATCGATTGAAAATACAATTCTTACCTCAGTTTATTCGGGTTTGATGCTTGGTTCATAGAATGTTGAAATCTGTCCCTCATTCGCTTTAGCGTCTTCTATGTGCTCCGCGAAATCACTGTCTCCCAACTGATTCTGTTGTCTTTCATAATAATACTGCAATGATCCCATTTTGTCAAATTCTTTATTAATTACACTCTCGAAAAATAGACCAACAGGAGTAAAACTATTTTTACTTAAACAAATTTGCATTACATCATCTACTATATGCTGCCGAGCCTCTTTAGTTAAATTTGTTTTTTCTTCCATCAAACGTAAATGCAAATAATATTGCACAAGAGAAGTGGTAGGCAATGCTTCTTGAAAATCTGCTATACTATAAGATTGTGGATCTATTGTTTTTCTTATAATATCATTTCCACAATATTCTGTCAAGCTAAAAGTTTTCTTTGTACAAAAAACATAAAGATTGTAGAGAAGTTTACCAAAAGATGTTAATGCCATCATTGAAGCGGATCTATATCCTTTGCTCTGCAGAGATATCACAGTGGGCATTCCATATCTACTACTTATCTTCCGAACATCATCAGCGGCGATGTCCATAACAAGTCGCCATGGTGCATCTTGGTCAATACGAAATCCGTAAGAATTGCATGCATTAACGTAATACTCCCAATTGGGGCTTTGCAAAAATTGTTTTATTTTCTCTGCATCGTTAGTATAGCTTAGGTCAGCAATCTCTATTGCCAATCCTGAGTTTAAAACTGTGCAGTTAGTAGACTTAATAAAAGCGGGGAACGTGAACTTGACGCTCCTCACAGTAAATTTTAAATATTCCATGAGAATATCCATGAATTCGGTCACATTTGTAAAATAACGTTTAGTGGCTAAAACATAATCTCTAAAATTTTTAAAATAAAGAAGTTGATGTTTTTCATACTGTTGGTAGGGTGACTCATAAGCTCGATATACTCGCAAAGAAGTTAAATACTTATCATCTGGGTTAATTTTGCCTAATAGTGCGGCCTTGTCGAACTGGCGTGACATTTCATCAAAAATGTCTCTTACAAAATTTACCGCCACAAAGCTCTGCTGTATATTGTTGCCTGCCTTAAATGGCGCCAGAAGGGATTCTCTGACTACGACAGGAGTCATATCATAACGAACCCGTCCATAATAGATATCTTCTCCAAAATTAAAATTATATACCACAGGGCTCGTAACGGAATCCATATATTCCAGATAATTCAGCCTTTGATCGAACAGATCTCTGGTGTTGCCATTGTTGTTGGGGCGATATAGCGGTTTCTTAAATGCCATGGCGTTACTCGGCCTCTTCTGCTGCAGCGCTTCGTGCATTCATATAGCGAGAACAGATTGCATTGGTTCTATCTCGCACGCCGGCGGCCTCAGATGTGGAATTTTGGGTATCGTTGTCGTTGGTGACAGAGTTTACCCACTTGGCATATAACGTAGATTCTGCCTTTCCAGGACCGAACGAGTGTTCGGAACGATATATCATGTAGTATCCTCCGATACCTATTTTGGTCAGATCAAGGATATTTGCGCCATTCGTAAAAGCAGGCGATGCTGGGGCGAAACCCCTGGGGTCTACAAAGAGATAGGTACCCGGATATGTCTGTACGTTTGCAAATGTGTCGATTTGCACGTCATATACCACCCTTAACTGTTGTAATCCATCATAGCCATCTTGTTCGAAACGCACTTCAGCAAGACCCTTAGTTTGTGTTTTGGTTAGTTTAATATTCTTAATAAGTCCTCTATCGCGCCCTAAAAGATAATGATAGATTCCGCGACTTTCATCTCCCGCTTCTATTAGTTTTCCGTCAGGAGCGTACCTATTGTTTCGGTTTCCTTTCATTCTCTGGAGTGGCATCGTTTGACCAGCACTATAAACAAAGAAATTGTACTCTTCTCCTACTGGGATACCTGTGCGGGCGCCTTCGGGTCCAGAAGTTCGCAATATTGGCCGGCCTAGATGTTGGACATTAGATCTAAAATATGTTGGAACCCCTCTGCTGCGATAGTGAAGTTTTTTTGTAACAGGATCATGGTGTTTTCCGCGAGATCTGCTGCCATGACTCGTTATGGTGGCTTGTTGCATGCGTACATGTTGTTTGTTGGAAATGTTCCCTACACACATATCGCCGTTAACAGCCTCTTTGACGAGTAGATTGAAAAAATCATTTAAAAATCTCGTCAAAGAATAGAAATTTTCATTTTTAGCTATCATTTTTTCTGTCAGAAACTCAAAAAAATATTTGGTTGCAATTGGTATGTCCCCGAAATTTACATAATGAACGTTTTCGCTCACCCCTGCGGCAGCATTATTGCCAGGAATAACGCGTTTGGTTCGCAATTCTAGAGGACCTAGCAAAATGCGCATGCGCTTATAATTTTTCAAAGCGCGCTTATATTCGTATTTTATTTCTTTAATATCATCAGCATTCATGGTGGCGTTGAAACCTTGCATACCGCCCCATTTTGCTATATTGATGGACGAAAGCGAATTTGTTAATAAATTGCTGTTCCCAGATAAAGCTTCCAACTCATTGTCAATGTTGACCAAAATCATATCTATCAAGTCACTTACATAAAAATAACTTATTAGCTGGCCTCTGGAACCTCCCAAAATTGCTTTGGCTACAGTTTTTCTCTTCGCTGTTTCCTCCTCTGATTCGGGATTTTGCGGGTCGTCAGAGTCCGTTAAAACTTTTAAAGCCTCATTTAGTTGTTCCTCGGTAAGTGCCGCTGTTCCCTTTTCATAATCTTGTAATTTCAAGGACGACTCACTCTGTACTGCTGCTTCGACATCTATGCGTGTTTGTGGATTTAAGTGCATTTTTCTCATTTGAATAACCTGTTCGGCTGTGAGGTTTATATATTTTAATTTGCCTGTTTCAACTAAACTTTTACTTAAAAAAGATATAGAATTTGCATTGTGGTCGTTTATTTTAGATTTGAAATCTTCCCGAAGAGCATTGGCGGTTTCGGCGGATTTATCTTTACAATCTTTGGTTATAAGTTCAACAGCTTTTTGGCGCGCTAAACGTTGTGCAGCTAGGAGGTGCCCCTGTTCATTTTTGGCATTTGCAAAAATATTAAACATCTGCGTGTCAAAAAATTGCTCAACATATGCTAGA